GACGCTCTTCCGATCTATATCCCCCGTGGAACGGTTTGCAGATTTTGCCGCAGCCTATCCGAAAACCTGCATTGGTTATCTGGCAGAGACGGAATACTGCAATGCGGTTGATGCCGGAGTGTCGGAAGCTGGCCTGATTGCAGCGGCAGAGAATTATGCTATTGCCTGCCAGCGGAAAAAGACACCAGCCCGGTACATCAAGAACCCGGAGAACTTTTTGAAAGAAAACCTGTTTATGCAATACCTGGAAGGAGTGGATGATGGACCAGCAGATGAAAAACATGATCAACGGAATACTGGAGCGCGTGAAAAAGCGCTCAACGAACTGCTTGAAGAACGCGGATGTTCCGGATGTTTCGAAGGGTTCTGATGTGTGCCCAGTCTGCAAGGGCAGCGAATGGATTCTGACCGAAAAGGACGGTATTGAAACAGCCGTGCCGTGTAAGTGCCGGGAGCGTGCGGTCATGTTGCGGCGGCTGCGGTTTGCGGATATCCCGGAAGCATTCAGGGGAATGGAACTGAAAACATTTCGGATGGATGTGTACCGGGAGCGGGACAGCAGGAAGAAAGTGTCGGATGCCTGCCGGATCATAAAAGCGTACCTCGGGGATTTTGAGAACCAGAGGGAGCAGGGGATGGGACTGTTTATCTGGTCCCGGACAAAGGGCAGTGGGAAAACAAGGATTGCGGCAGGGATTGCAAACGAGCTGATGAAAAGCTACGCAGTCAAATTTGCGGTATCACTGACCATCCTGCAGGAAATCAAGAATACATGGCGGCGGGACGCGGAATACAGTGAGAGCCGTTTGCTGGATGCACTCTGCACCACAGATATCCTGGTCATTGATGATTTCGGAGTGGAACGGCCGGCAGACTGGATCAATGACAAGCTGTACCAGATCATCAATGAGCGTTATATAAACCGGAAAGTGACGATTTTCACAAGTAATGAATCTCTGGAAACGCTGCAGTATGATGACCGCATCACGAACCGGATCAAGGAGCGAACCTACCAGATCGCATTCCCGGAAGAAAGCGTGCGGGATCATATCGCAGAGCTGCATCAGGAGGACATGATCCGGAAGCTGATGGACGGTTGAAACACCAGCGAAAGCAAAAGAAACCATTGCAAGTGCGGAATTATAGTTATCACAAAAGCCATGATCTTAACTTGCCAATATCGGGGCGGCAATCGCCCCATTACCAAAAGGGGTGAGAGAAATACATAAAAGCAATAAGGACAAACGTCTGAAGCGTGAAAATATAAAGCTGATCGGGCAGATCCAAGGATACGAAGATTCCAAGCCGGAACATCGAGACCCGAAAGCATACAAGAAATTTAAGACAGAGCCTACTTACTACGGCAGCGGCAGGATTTGCAGCTATGGGGACAAGACGAAAGTCTGTGATCCGAGTTGCAGATTTTGGAACACCTGTGTAAAAGGGCGGAATGCTGGAAAGGAGAAGTAATGCACGGAGTAACACAAAGGGAGCAACTGATACCGATGAGCGTATACCAAAAGGAACTTGCAAAGGCACGCCTTGGGGATAATATTGCGAACCATATGGGATTTATATTTGCCCTTGCACTGTATGACAAATTTGATCTGACATTTAAGCAGATCACGAACTATTACACCAAAACGGTAAGCAAGCGTGTTGCATGGCAGGACGATGATAACGAAGATGTTACGAACGAAAGCATGATGGAGTATTGCCGGAAACGGAAAATTGATGTGGTCGGCTGGGTGAAGTCGATACCAATGTCGCAGAAGTTGTACATGGCGGATATTCAGAAAGGGCGTGCAGTGCTTGGTGCTGACCGGAACATCGAGAGCGCACTTGCATCTACGATGTATCTGACAATCCCGACATTGAAAGAGTCATATCGATTCTCGAATGCCAAGATCGAGGAATTTATGAAGTGGGTTGCGTATTACATTGATTCCTATTGGAGAAAACAGCCGAAGAGCAAAGAACACTATCTGCCAGATGCGATTATCCGGCAGACGTTTATTGAGGATGAGCATTGGGATATTGTTACAGGAGAGGCGGTGTAAACATGACGAATAAAGAAAATATGGAAATGAGATTATAGAACTTGCGTGTAAGGGAGATAAAATTGCAGTTCGCAACGGGAAAATGACTTCTTGTGACAATCTTCTTTGCAAAGATTGTGATTTCGGTTATTCAGATTGTAATGAAAAAATACTGAAATGGGCGAATAGTGAGTATGTTGAGCCATCTGTTGATTGGAGTAAGGTAGCAGTCGATACGCAGATTTTGGTAAGAAATAGCGAAGAAGAAACGTGGAGAAAAAGATATTTTGCAAAATATGAGCATGAAACGGTGTATGCGTGGTCAGGAGGAGCAACATCATGGAGCGTGCTTGACGTCGTCAAAGATATACTCGATTGGAAAATGGCAAAGTTGGCAGAAAGTGAGGAATAGTATGGGCGGAAATGTAGTAAGCAACCTTTGTTCATTGCCAGCAACGGATTTGAATTTTACATCAGAACTTAATCGGGCAACGGCATATCAGATTAAGCAGGCAATCGAGACAATGGAACAAAACGGTGGGAAAAATAAAGGAAGGATTAAAGCCTGTGATAGAGAACTGGAAAACAGAAGACTTACGAAAAAAGATAAGCATGGAAAGTATGTCTCTAAGGAGCATTTAAGCATTCTTTGTAATACATTTTCATCGGAACATAGGCTTAAAGCCATTCTGAACAAGCTTGGGGAATACGAAGATGCTGAACGGCATGGGTTGCCTTTACAGTTACCATGCAAGGAAGTGAACAGAATGGATAACAAGTGGATTCCATGTAGTGAACAGATTCCGGAAGAACCGGAAGAAAACCCATTGTTTGATGGAAAATGTTTGGAAGTATATTTGGTAACAACAAAATACGGAAGTAGTGAGCAGGATAAGGTATATCCGTTTAGAGCGTTTTGGAATGGAATTAATTTCACGGATGGAATGAATATTCTGGATGTTATCGCTTGGATGCCATTGCCAGAGCCGTACAGAGAAAGCGAGGAATAGCATGGAGAGATTAACAGAAAGCAATCCATCATGGATAGATGATGAATTATGGGAAAGGGCTTGCGAACCAGACTGTGAAGAAATAGACGCAGTATATCGGAAACTCAAAGACTATGAGGATGCCGAGGAGCAGGGATTACTTCTGCGGTTGCCGTGTGGAATTGGCTCAGATGTATAATATAATTCCTAGCAAAATCAATTGTGGATTAAATATTTTAAGTCTGCACCCGGAGAACAACAAAGTTTATCATCAGAAAGTAGCCTTGATTACTTTTACAGAAAAAGGATGGTACATGGAGTGTGATAAGGATCGAGAATATGCAACAGACCGAATCCTGTCAGAAAAAATGTACAAGGAAACCTGGTTTTTATCACAAGAGGAAGCCGAAGCCAAGTTGAAAGAAATGGAGAAAAAGGATGTTTAATGAAATTTTCAATGTGATGAAATGCTTTCCGAAGAGTTATATCACTCAATTTGGAGAACTTATTTTATCAGACAAAGGGAATGTATATTTTACAGCAAAAGACTGTAATACACAGAAAGATATTATCTGTAAACTTTTAGAGTGGTGTTCCAGACCACTTGCAAATGGAGAACCTTACCGCCAAGAGAAGAGAAATAAAGAATGGAGGGAATCACTTCTTTCTGGATACAATGAATATCTCGGAACACAATTCACGCAAGAGGATATGTACTGGATTTACGATAAACTCGGAAACGCAGTCAATCACGAATTGACGTTGAAATTTATTACAAGCGGATATGATTTGAAGCTTGTATATCCGGAGAAAGGAGAAAGTCATGGAAAATAGATTTTTATGTCGTGGCAAAAGGACTGATACCGGCGAATGGGTTATCGGAAATCGTATTGATTCACCCGATGGTCATGTCGCAATTAGTGAGACAAGCGGGGAGTGGAAACTTTACGAATGTATTCCATCCACCATCTGCCGGTGCACTGGACGGACAGATCGAGATGAGAAATTGATATTTGAACACGATGTAATTGCTTATCTTGACACATATAGCACAGAAAGCGGATATGCAGAAGCAGATTGTGCCGGTGAAGTTGTGTGGGATGAAGAAACATTGTCTTTCCAAGTGACAAACAGATTATCTGCTGAAAGCTATGAGGTTTTGGGTGAATGTAGTGTTATCGGCAACAAATTTGACAATCCCGAGTTGTTAGAAAGTGAGAAATAGCATGAGTAAAGAACTTAAACCGTGCCCGTTCTGTGGCTGCCATGACCGCAGAGTGAGTGTAAGAAAAATGGGAAGTGAAGGATACAGGATTATATGCGGTAAATGCGGATGTGCTGGTCCGTATGTAAAAATTAAAGAATTTCCTAACAAGATGGACGCGCAGGGAAAAGCAAAGGAAACATGGAACAGGAGGGTAAAGATCGAGATTGTGAAAGGCGGTGGAGTAGATGCGAAAACCGATTCCTAAATCCGTAAGGAAACAGGTGTATGCGAAATACAATGGGCATTGCGCTTATTGTGGCTGTGAAATACCGGAGAAAGGCTTCAACGTAGACCATTTACATTGCCTTAGAAATTATGAATACACAGAAATAGACGTGCATGATATCAAAAATCTTATGCCGTCCTGTGGTTCGTGCAATCGGTATAAGTCAACGATGGACTTAGAAGACTTTAGAAAAGAGCTGCAAAAAATACCAGACCGGCTGAAAAGAGATGTGTGTACATACAATATAGCCTTGCGGTATGGCATGGTACAGGAAAACAGAGAACCTATAAAGTTCTATTTTGAAAGAGTAGGTGGCGCAGATGGCAATTAAACCGATTTTATTCAATACAGAAATGGTTCAAGCAATTCTGGACGGAAGAAAAGGTTGTACTAGGAGAGTTGTAAAGCCACAACCAAAAGCAAGATTATGTTATACATACGCAGGAAGCCACAAGGGTTGTATAGGAAAATGGACATATCCAAACAGGGGAGCACACGAATTTTGGGGCGAAGAATATAAGCTTCCGGAAAATATAAAAGATGAGGAATTAAGCAAACGATGGAATCCGCCATATCACACGGACGATATACTGTACGTGAGAGAAACATGGAGCGAAGGATATGAAGATGGAACATATATTTACAGGGCTGATGATAAGCTGGCAGACTTGCCTACATTTAAGGAATCATCAAAACTGATATACCGTCCGTCCATTCATATGCCGAAAGGAGCGGCACGTATCTGGCTCCGGGCTACGGATGTGAGGGTGGAGCGGTTGCAGGATATTGACGGAAAAGGGTGTGTGAAAGAAGGAATTGAAGAAGAACATTTAAAATACGTCGGAGACGAGTTCGTAAAAGGTATGTTTCATGACCTTTGGGATTCAACCATCAAGAAATCTGATCTTGATCGTTACAGTTGGGATGCAAACCCGTGGGTATGGGTGATCGAATTTGAGCGGTGTGAAAAACCGAAAGGAGTGTGAGGTATGAGTAAAAGCAGAGCCAGTAAAATGAACGGCTATCGTAGCATGGTAAGCCGTCAGAAAAATGATGTTTTTAAGTTTAAGCAGAAAAGGAAAAAGAAAAAATAAGTCGAAAGGAGTAAGAGGTTTGCTGGCCAGCGTAAAAGAGCTCTTTACTCCAAAAACAAATGGAATCAGTAAAAGAAAGAATGGAGAGACTTGGTGCTTATGAGAAGATCGCTTCGTTCATGCAGAAAGAAAAGCAGGATTATGCTTTCAAGCGTAAGTATGCGCAGATCAGAGCCGAAGAGTTTAAATCAGAATGTGATAAACGTGGTTTGAACTGCCATGTATCAGTCGGAGGTCTGGATAGCATCATTTTATACATATTTCTCCATGAGGTTTGCGGGATTGATGTTCCGGGAGTATCCGCATCGACTTTGGAAGATCGAAGCATCCAGAGGGTGCATAAAGCAATCGGAATTATAAATGTGCCGCCGCTCATGCGGGATGATGGGACCAGATGGACGAAACCGAAGGTTATACAGGAATTTGGATTTCCGGTCATATCTAAGGAAATCGCCGGGAAAATCGAGTTGCTGCAGAATCCAACCGAGAAGAATAAGACAGTCAGACACGCGATTATAACGGGAGAGACCGGGGAATATGGTGGCTGGCAGAAGAATTCGAAGATGCAGCTTAATCAGCGGTGGTTGAAGCTGTTCGGTGGGTATGAAAATGAAACCGAAGGATGCGACTTTCAAAAGCCGGATTTTCTGGTATCAGCGAAATGCTGCTATTACCTTAAAGAAAAGAATTGTGATGACTGGGGAAAAGAGCATAACAGTGTGCCATATTTGGGACTGATGGCATCCGAGGGTGGAAGACGTGCCAAGAGCCTGCGGATGAATGGATGCAATTACTTCGGGGCTTCTACGATCAGATCAGCGCCGTTTGCAATCTTCCACCGGCAGGACATTCTTACGCTTGCCTTGGAGATGGATGATCTCTGGAAGAACGGATTAAAAGAGAAGTATCGTGCTGCTGGAATCAAGGATGGGATAATAACAGAAGATTTTCAGATGCCGGAATCTTTGATACCGGAGATTTACGGTACGATCGAGAGAAAGCCGGACGGTACATTGTATACAACAAAGGCACAGCGTACCGGATGCAGTATGTGTGGCTTCGGAATCCACATGGAGAAGCGACCGCATCGGTTTGATCTGTTGTATGAGAGCAACCCGAAAGAGTGGGACTATCTGATGTTCCATATGTGCAAGGATGCTGACGGGAACGACTACGGATGGGCGAAGGTTCTGGACTACATTGGAGTTGGATGGGATCCGACAACGATCGGTGGTAATTGCAAAGGGCAGATGAGTTTAGAAGACTTTTTGTAAGCAGTTAATTTGTTTGTTATTTTCTTATTTCATATTAAATGCAGAGATCTCAATTACGAAAAAGGAGGTTCTGCAAATGGATAAGGTATATCAGATCATTTTCGAAATCTTATGTGGGCTTATTGTTAACATTTTGTATGATTATCTAAAAAAATAGAGCATTAAGAAAGGAGCCGAACCTCCGGCCGGGGCAACGATATATCGGGTTCCTTTTGAAAAATGACATATAAAGAATTTTTAGAAACAAAGATTGAACTTGCAACAGAAAGCGGATTTGTTGTGGATCCGGAAAAAGTCAACAAGGTATTGAAACCGCACCAGAGGGATGCTGTGGTGTGGGCGCTGAAAGGTGGCAGACGTGCACTGTTTGAAAGTTTCGGACTTGGAAAGACCGTGCAGGAAATTGAATTCTGCCACTTGGCGGCAGAGTATAGCGGCGGACGTGCGTTGATCGTGTTACCGCTTGGAGTGAAGCAGGAGTTCACACATGACGCGGTGGAAGTGCTTGGATATGAAAAGCCGGAGTATTGCCGAACAATGGAAGAAGTGGAGCAGAGCATAAGCCAGATCGTATTGACAAATTATGAGCGTGTCCGGGATGGAGATATCCGACCAGACTACTTCACAGCGACATCCTTGGATGAAGCCAGTGTTTTAAGGAGTTTCGGAAGCAAGACTTATCAGACATTCTTGGATAAATTCAAGAACGTTCCGTATAAGCTGGTAGCCACGGCTACACCATCACCAAACAAATACAAAGAGCTGATCCATTATGCCGGATATCTGGAAGTGATGGATACCGGGCAGGCATTGACGCGGTTCTTCCAGAGAGACAGCACAAAAGCAAACAATCTGACATTATATCCAAATATGGAAGATGAATTTTGGATGTGGGTGTCAAGCTGGGCGCTTTTTATCACGAAGCCTTCAGATCTCAATCCGGTATATTCCGATGAGGGATATGATCTGCCGCCGCTTGAAGTAAGATGGCATGAATTGCCGGTGCATTATGGCGATACTGCAGATCGTGACGGCCAGATGCAGTTATTTCAGGAAGCTGCCGAGGGATTGAAAGAAGCTGCGGCAGTTAAAAGAGAAAGCATTGACCGCCGTGTAACAGAAATGAAAAGGATTGTGGAAGAATCGCCGGACGATCATTTCTTGTTGTGGCACGATCTGGAGAATGAACGGCATGCGATCAAGAAAGCGTTGCCGGAAGTGGTGGATATCTACGGATCGATGGATTATGACCTGCGCGAGCAGAGGGTAATTGATTTCTCGAATGGACAGACAAAGTTGTTCGCTACGAAGAAATCATTATCTGGATCCGGATGTAATTTTCAGAGATATTGTCACCGGGAGATATTCCTTGGAATTGATTATGAGTTCAACGATTTTATTCAGGCGGTACACCGGTGTTACCGCTTTTTACAGAAAGAACCGGTTGTGATCGACATTATCTACATGGAGAACGAGCGACAGATTAGGGAAGCATTGCTTGAAAAATGGAAGAATCACAATCACATGGTTGCAAAGATGATCGAGATTGTAAAGAAGTATGGTCTTAACTCGGAAAATAAGACACAGCGGTTAGAAAGGAAGATGGGCGTGGAAGGCAGCAGAGAAGAGAGAACAGTGAGAGGAAACCATTATGAAGCGGTATATGGGGATTGCGTAGAGGAAACCCGAGCAATGGAAACGAACAGCATTGATCTTATACATACCTCGATTCCATTCGGCAACCATTACGAATACAGTGCAAATTATAACGATTTCGGGCATAACCAGAATACGGACCGATTTTTTGAGCAGATGGATTTTCTCACACCAGAACTGCTCCGAGTCCTGAAGCCGGGGCGTGTGGCTGCAATCCATGTTAAGGACCGTGTATTATTTGGCAATGCAACCGGAACCGGTATGCCTACAATAGAGCCGTTTCATGCACTCTGTATTGCACATTACATGAAGCATGGTTTTCAGTATTTCGGCATGATTACGGTCGTGACTGATGTGGTTCGTGAGAATAACCAGACATACCGCCTCGGATGGACGGAACAGTGCAAGGATGGTTCAAAGATGGGTGTAGGATGTCCGGAATATATCTTACTTTTCCGTAAACTGCCAACCGACAGATCTACGGCATACGCAGATGTTCCGGTCAAGAAATCCAAAGAGGATTACACCCGGGCACAGTGGCAGATTGATGCACATGGTTATTGGAGATCGTCAGGAGACCGACTGATCAGCAAGGAAGAGCTCAAAGATTTCCCGGTTGATAGCTTACAGACAGTGTACAGAGAGTACAGCCGCGGCAATGTATATAACTATGAGGATCATGTGAAACTTGCGGAAGATCTGGACAAGGACGGGAAGCTCCCGGCAACATTTATGGTTGTTGCACCGGGATCATGGAATCAGCTGGAAGTATGGGATGATATCAACCGGATGCGTACCCTTAATACCACGCAGAGCCGCAGACGCGCTCAGATGCACGTATGCCCGTTACAGTTGGATATCGTGGAGAGAATCATCAACAGATATAGCAATGAGGGTGATACGGTCTATGATCCGTTTGGTGGTCTTATGACAGTTCCAATGATGGCGGTTAAGATGCACCGGAACGGTAAGGGATGTGAATTGAATCCGGATTACTTCCGGGATGGTGTTGGATATCTGCAGGCGGCGGAAAATGAGGTGGACGAGCCAACATTGTTTGATTTTATGCCGGAGGTGATGCCATGATTAACGGAGAACTGATCGTTGACAATTTCGCCGGTGGCGGTGGTGCTTCCACCGGTATAGAGTTAGCAACTGGATACAGCGTTGATATTGCGATCAATCACGATCCAGAAGCTATTAAGATGCACAAGGCAAACCATCCGAATACAAAGCACTACTGTGAAAACGTGTGGGCGGTTGATCCGGTCAAGGCATGCAATGGGCATCCGGTCGGACTTGCCTGGTTTTCCCCGGACTGTAAGCATTTTTCCAAAGCCAAGGGTGGAAAGCCAAAGGATAAGAATATCCGTGGTCTTGCATGGGTAGCATTACGATGGGCTGGACTTGTAAGACCACGGGTGATCATGTTGGAGAACGTGGAAGAGTTCAAAACATGGGGACCATTAAACAGACGGCATCATCCGATTAAAAGCAAACAGGGTAAGACATTTGAGCGGTTCGTACAGCAACTTCGGGACCTTGGCTATAAAGTGGAGTTCCGTGAGCTGATTGCCGCCGATTATGGAGCGCCGACCATGCGCAAACGATTCTTCATGATCGCACGATGTGATGGTAAACCGATTGTCTGGCCAGAGCCAACACACGCCCCTGCGGATAGCGAAGCGGTAAAAGCCGGACTGTTAAAACCATACGTAGGAGCATACACACAGATTGATTTCAGCCGGCCATGTCCGAGCATTTTTGACACATCAGAAGAAATCAAGGAAAAGTACGGGATCCGG